TCGGTGCCTCATCGACGCCGTCGTGGCTCACAGACCGGATGCGTATGTTGATCGACTTGCATTCCACTCCGGTGGTTTCCCGCAGAATATGGGTTTTGGTTGCGTTACCGGACGCAGTTTTGGCAAACACGACAGTGTTTACGGGACCGTCGTGCTGGTCGTCTTCCGCGAAGATGTCTACATAGACGGTTCCTCGACCACGGAAACTGATCCCGACTTCTCGTATCTGCGCGACCCGGGTCGGATGAATGTTGATCGGGTGGGAACGCCACCGGAACTCAGGGGCGAGGGTACCGGATTCCAACCTTGCAACCACACCCTCTGCCTGCTCTTGGTACTCGCCTACAGCGCCGTACGCGGCGTCGGTGTTGTTGAACACCTGACCTGCCGGAACATTCCAATACCTGATCCGAGAAGTAAAGTTTTCGGTCGACGGGTCGTTGATCCTCCACCACGACCCTGTGCGGTCGTCGAGCACCCAGTCGTTCGGGCACAGGATGTAGTTGTTCCACGCCGCACACTCGCCGGTCAACCCCTTGCGTTTGCTGGCGTCGTCGTAGTCGCAGAAACCGGGGGTCATAAACGGCGACAGGTTCACAGACGTGTCCTGACCCTGCCACGCATAGACGTGCCCTTTCGCCGTCGGATACACATACCCGAGGGACGACATCGTTCCCAACCCGGACGCATTGCCGACAACCTTCGGCAAAGCGACCACAGTCGGGGATTCCATCGACCCGGTCACCAGCACCGCGCCACGGCCTTTGATGAGGAGCAGCGTCGACGACGAAATAGACGCCCAGCCGGTGTAACCCGTCGCGTTCTGAATCTCGAACGCGATCTGCTCGCCGAACGTGTTCGCAGCAGACGATTCGAAGTCGAACAGGACACCGGGTGGGGTGGAGAACACAATGTTTTCGTTGGACGTGATGTTCGGGCCGTTGGCGCGTGTGAACTCTTGGTTGACGAACGCGACAAGGCGGTTCTGGTGGGAAACGATCTCGACAGGTTTGTTTGTCGTAGGCGACCCAACCGGCGTCGTTTCCGACATCAAATATTTGGGGGTTCCGCTTCCGTCGACTGCGTCCGGGTATTCGACCATGTCCCAGTCGGACAAGTCGTGCGCCATCCACGCCGCCAAGATCACCGGCCGGCCGGGACGGTACTGGTCGTCTTCGTCAAACGACGCAGACCGGTTTTCACGCGTTGACGCGAACGTGACGGGACGCCACAACTCGGACGCGATGGGGCTCGGACCGGATGTGACAGCCCGGTCAAGGACTTCGTAGTTGACGTCGTTCGCCAAGTTGACGGCTTCGACGTGGACGTTGCGGCGATACGCCGACGCGCTGTCGTGCTCGAGCCACTGAACGCCGATATACAACTCCACCGGGTAGGTGTAACTCTCAGAAGGTCCACCTATGCCACCCTGCGAGAAGAAGCCGCAAACCTCGTAGTTGGAACCCTCATACAGCGGGTTGCCGTTATACATCCACCCCGACGCTGAATCGAGTCCGTAATCGGTGGCGGAACGGCGATTCAACTGCTTTGCTGTACGCGCCACCTGACACTGAGGTAAAGGTTCCAGTCCGGTACCCGGTAGGGCCACACAACCCCAAGTGTCGGTGCGTTCTGCGGTCCCCGGAGGCTGGTTAGGCGTGAACTTGTCTCTGATGCCGGGACTGAAGTCCGTTATCTGAAAGTATTCAACTTGCGGCATCGTCCACACCTAGGAGCATTTTCAACACACCGAGTTCTTCGGTCTTTGCGGCCTGCTGACCGCGTAGTTCGAACACGGTTGTGGTCAACTCTAGCGCGTGGAAGTCTGCTTCTCTTTCCCGTCCAGCCACCGACGTTTCCTCGCTGCGGACGAAACCGTCGACTTTGGCGCGCCGCTCCTGAGAGAGCACCATCGCCAGTTCCAGATGCAGGTTGGCTTGCTCGCTCGCCGCCTGACAGTACCGGACCCGTAGTTCCGGGTCCGTCAGCGTGTAGTAGCCGGTGAAGTCCTCGGTCACGACCGCCGGGCGCGCTTCGACGCGACCGGCTCAGGGGTGTCCTCGTCAGCATCAGCGTCGGGCTGATCCTGCCGCACCTCTTTCTCGTACTGCTTTTTGAGGGCGTTGAGTTCCTTCGACTGCTGCCGAATCATCGAGAGCATGTCCTCGTTCTCCTTGACTGTAACATCAGCCTGTGACACCGACGACCCCGTAGGGTCGTCGATGACAGTGGTGTACGTTACGTCGTTGTCGAGGTCGGTGACTTCAACGAGCGGCTTCCATTCCTCCCACGCCTCCGGGTTGTCGGCGCAGCCGTAACGGATCGTCAGCCGATAGAACTCGTCGTCGCGCAAACGCAACGCCCGTTCTGGCTTGTTTTCCGTGTCCCAGTCGCCAAACCACAGTTTGGCGGCCTCGAGCGGCACCACGACCGACTTACCCGGGTCGATGGCGTAGTTGGTCCCGTCGTATCCGTCGACGAGTGTGAGTTTACGCAGGTTTTTGACTCGCACCACTGACATAGGTGCCGCCTACCTTTCAGTTTTGGCTGGTCCTAGAACTTCGAGAACCAGATGGCTGCTGTGTTGGATGAACCGATTTCGGTACCAAGGAAGATACCGAAGTTGTCTCCGGTGATGGTGCCTGCTACGGCTGGTGCCAACACTCCGGCTACGCCATCCGACGCGCCGATGATGACGACGTTGCCCAGCGCCGGTGACGTGGAGCCGATGTTGCAGATGGCGTAGCCGAAGACTACGACCTCTACAACCGCGCCGTCGGCCGCTGCGGCCTTGGCGACACCGACAACGAGTTCCGGCAGGGCGTCGGAGACATCGAGTGTCTCGACGGTGACGGTGGTGTCTGTGTTGACCGAAGCAGCGACGGCCACGAGGTCGTTCGCGGAGATAGCCCCGGAAGCCTCGAATGGCACCACAACCTGAAAGTTGACTTCGGAGCCGGTTGTACGACCGAATGCGCCGAGCGCGTTGGTTAGTACCTGATTTGCCATGTCGGGCCTCCTATGAGGTCAGGGCAGACATTTTGCCCTGAAGTTGACAGTTGTTGATGACCAGGTTACCAGCCCAGAACAACTTGGCGACCATCGCATCCTGCTGGATGGGTGTCTGGAAATCTTCCAGATAGAAGTCAGCCCGCGGGGACACTGCCCAGTGGATGAAGTCTTCGTTCAAGAAGTAGATGTGGTGACCCGAACCCGAACCGGTTGGTCCGTCCGTCGGAACGTGGGAGTCGACACACAACGGAACACCGTTGAACAACAGGTTGGTGAAACCAGCCTGAGCCAACTGCTCGTCGATCGCGCCTTGTCCGACGTGAATCTGGACGTCTGCTTGGTTCAGTGCATAGAACCTGTTGTAGTTCGTCTGCGTGGTTACGAGAACCGACGGATGGCGACCACCGTTCGTTGTGTTTCCGAACATGGTCTGCATCGTCGCAAGGGTCAGCGCCGTCGTGGACCCGTCGTACTTGGACTTCCACCAAGTGTTGCTGGATCGTGCGATCCCAGCGTAGGTCCCGAGAACGCTCGAGTCGTCGACTGCACCTTCGATGCCGTCGATTTGCTTCGTGTCGGTCGAGCCATCAGACCACAGTCCCGTACCGAGGATTTCCGCCATCTCCATCTCTGCCTGTTGGAAATACAGGCGGATGAAGTCAGCGACAGCCTCGGGGCTGTCTGTCTTGATGAGCGTCAACCCATCAACCGTCACCGGGACGTAATACTGCTTCCAGTCCCATGCAGCGTTCTTGACGGTGTCAGACGGGGTCACGTCCAAAAGATCGAACCCAGAATATGCACCACCGGCTGCAAGACGGCTGTGCATCAGCGGCACTTCGATTTGCGTACCACCACGAACGATCTTTTTGTTCGACGAGTTCAGTCGAAACAACAACAGGTTGGTGTTGTAGACGTTGTCCGTGATCTCCGGCAGAATATACCGGCGCGCAATCGAAGTGACCACATCTGAGCCGATTGGCGTTGCCATTTGGTCTTTGCTCCTAGTTGGTCACTAACCACCGCGGATTGCGGCAGCGATTTCATTTACCATTGCGTCCCGTCGACCTTCTTTGGTGTTCGGGAGGTTTTCGGTGGTTCTGGGCACATTGCCCCCAGTACCACCTACTGCCGCCATCTTACGTTGCCTCTTTTTCGCAACGTCAGTATCTGCGATTCTGCGATTGAGTTCGCGCTCACGACCGTTTTCAGACTGCAAATAGGATATTTCCAGCGCCCGATAGACGGCGTGGATGGGGTCCGCCGTTTCTGACATGAGAGCCGGAACGACATTGAGCCGGGCCGCCGTTTCGACCGTGCTGGCTAACGTCGGGGCGTCAACGTCGTACTGTTGGGCGAACTGTTGCTTCGCAACCTCGACATGCGACAACGACTGCCCATGCGACCGATCCGCCTCCAGTTGCTGCTGGTAAGCGATCGCGTTCTGCTGATAGTTCAGCGTCTGCTCGAGTTCGCCGACCTTTTTGAGTTGCGTCTGGACGCTCTCGGGCAGAAGGTCCCAGTCTTCTTCGTCGATTGGGGCACTCGGCGCGATGTATGGCTGGGTATAGGACCCAGGTGCCGCGACTCCACCCTTAGGTACAAGGTCGTAATCACCCACCATGTAGCCGACGAAGTCCATCGCCTGATCCGGGTTGGCGTTCATCCAGTCCCAGAATCGTGCTACCCGTTCGGCCTCGTTGGCCGGAACCAGCGTCCCGGCAATGTCAACGAAGTCTGAGTTATCGGTCCCCCCGCGGAAAGTGTCCGCAGCCTCAACGGCGGCTTGAGGCGCAGCCTCATCGGCGAGGGGACCGTCGTCGACGGAATCGTCGGCGACCTCGTCCTTGAACTCACCTTCAAGGACTTCGTTCCAGCGTTCAGAATCCCAAACGGGGCTGAACCCCTGCTCTTCTAAAGAATCCTCAACCTGCTCGTCTGTAAGTTCATATTCTTCAGCCATTGGCCGCCTTTCACCTCATGCCCTTCGACGCAACGAGTCGTCGAAGTTCGTCGCCGCCGCCGCCTTGCCCAACAGGTGGGACTCCCACACCGGGTGGACCGCCAGGCGCTGGGCCGGGGGCACCAACAGGTGGGCCTCCCGCACCGGGTGGTACCACACCTCCGGCTTGGGCGAGTTTCGCTGCCGCCTCCTTCATCGGAGCACGCAACTTTTCCAAAATCTGCGATTCAACTCCCGCCAGGTATTGAAGGTCCGCGTCCGGGGCGGCCTTCAACTGGGAGATGGCAGACAGGAGTTGCATCAGCCCCTCCTGCATTGTGTTGTTCTGACGAGTGCCAGCCATAAGGACTACTTAGCCGAAAGGTCCTTCGGCGAGTTGGTCTTTTTGGCGTTGGTCGAGTTGCCGTAGTCGCGGCCAGCGGTGTGGCCCAACTTGTGCAACTTGATCGACTTGCCGCCAGTCTTTGCCGGTCCAGGCATTGTTGCTCCTATAGGTCGAGTGGGTTGCGGCGAGATTCGGGTGAACCTTCGTCGTCAGCGTCACTCTTGTCGATAGACAGGCGGCCATCAAGTTTCCGCATCACGGAACCCTTTTCGGAGGGCCCTTTCCAACCCGGTGGGGTCGGCGTGTCGTTAGACGAGAATCGTCCTGCCATGTCCGCACCCTACACCCTCATCGTTGACGATTGCGCTTTCCTTTGTTTTCTTTCGGTTCGATCCCCAACTGTGCCATCGAGTTGAGTCGTTGAAGGATCATCTGCCGGTTCGGGTAGTCGTGTGCTTCGAGCACCGCCTGTGGATCGAGAGCACCCATTGCGAACAGCGTTTCGGCTTCCTGTATTCTCGCTGCACGCGAGATCGGCATGGCGCTCCCAGCGCGCACATAAATCGAAAACTTGAGTGGATCGGCACCCTCGTCGTTCGGGACGAAGAAGTGGCGGGCACGCAGCGCCAGCATGGACCGCTCCCCGTCCTGACCCACAACAGAGGTAACCCGAGGCAGCGAATAGTTTTCCACAATAAGGTTCGCCAACAGGCTCCCCGCTTCGGAAAGGGTGCGCTCCAAGTTGCGGAGCGCCAATCTGATTCTCACAAAGGCGGACTCGGCAACACTGTCGATAACACCTTGTGCGTTGCGACCAGTGGGAGAAAAACCACGCACCACACCCGACAGACCACTGATACGCTCCATTTCGTTGATGTAGAACTGGATGAGTTGCTGAATGTCCTTCGGCATCTGCGGCGGAACCAGCCACCCTGCTTCGGACCCTGCACCCTTGGTGATTCGCTGACCGGGCCGGTTGACGATCTTGCTGCGGGCAATGCCAGATCGGGAGTCCTCCAGAAAGATCGGGTTTGACACCAGTTCAGCATGGTGCTGCAAGGCTGCGAGCAGCCGGTTGATCGCCATTTGCGGATCAGCCAAGTGGTCAACGAGGGAAATGCCAAACAGGTCGCCCATGTCGTGGGTGACGTACTGGATGTACGGATGGCGGCCGTGCTCCCACATATCCATCGCACGTTCGTTCATCAGCACATGCGACCCCGTGGTGATGATGCACCGCCATTCGGTGACGTTGTACGGGTCTTCCTCGTCGTCGCCCTCGTCGGGAGTAAACAGCGTATTTTCCCGAATCCATGCCTCGTAGACGACAACCGATCCGTCGTAGTGGCGACCCTCGCCGAATCGTGCCCTTCCCTGCCCGGGTCGGCCATAAACGGGGGGCACGGTTCCTGTCCCCCCCGAATGAGCACCGGGATTCGCCATTGGTGCTCGACCGCCGCTGTCTCCGGCGTCCCGAGATGGAATATTGGATTGTCCCTGCGTTTCCGATTCGACAATCGGCCCCTTGCCGGGAAATCGCCGGTCGAACTCGATGAGGGACAGTTCGCGGGCTTCGATGATGTAGTTCGCGTCTTCGAGCGACGTGGCCGCCGGGTCGATGTAGAGGCTAAACGGGTCGCAGCGGCGCATAACCGCATTTCCGGCTCCGCCGTCGATACCGGGATCGTAAATGCACTTGAAGAACCCCGACCCGTACACCAGAGCATCGAACAGCACCTTTTCGACCTCGGCTTCGAAGTTGTAGTTCACCCACAGCGAATCAAGCAGGGTTTCGAGGTCGGCCGACAGTTCTTGTTGAAAGTTGGCGTACTGCGAGTGCGGGTCAGCAGACGGAACAACCTGAAACCTGACACGCTGGTCGGTCATCCAACCCACGAGGGCAGAAATAATCGGGTAAATCTCCGACGCGGTCGGGGAGGGCATCCACGGATCACGCGAGTTCGACCAGCCACGGTTGTGTAGCAGCCGGTACGCCTTGCGCCACCGTTCGTGGCGACTCGCCATCGCCTCTCGGGAGTGGTCATAGAGTCCCTTGATGCGCCCAGCGACCTGAGACTCCTCGTCAGCGACTACCTCTTTGCGTTCGGCTACAGCCATTTCTTGACTTCTCGTTTGCCCTCGTTGGTGGTACGCCTTAGCGTACTATCCATGCCCTCCTCTGTGACGTTCAGGCTCTCCCTGTCGCTCAAGTCCACGGGGACGTAGTTGTGGGGGATGCCGGTACGTTCCGTCGCCTCCTCCGATTTCCGTTTCAGTTCTGTTACGAACTGTCTCCTGTCGCTGATGACCTTGCCGACGGTGTGGTCGAAGTGTTCGTGCATCACGGTCGCAAGGTTGAACGAATACACCCTGCGTAGTTCCGGTTCGTGACACTCAGGGCAGACAACGAGGCGGTCCTCTTTTATCGACTGCCACTTTTCGCCGTTTGCGAGGCACGCGCCGCACCGGTACAAGTAGACGGGCATCAGCACTCGCAGGCGTACATGCGGCCGCAGTAGAAACATTCGCCTGTCCGGTTTTGCGGGTCGCCGTATTCGGTGAAATCGAACCCTTCGAGTGCACGCAGGTCGCGGTCCTTCTTCCAGGTTTCATAATCCGGCATGTCAGTCATGTTGGCTCCTCAGTAATCCTTTTCGGGTTGCTTCTTCGGGATGGTCGTGTATCCAGTCGTGGCACCCCCGACAGACACCCAAGGCGTTGTCGGGGTCAAGGATAGACCCTCCGCGTGCGCGTGTGAGCGGCTCGTGGACGTCTGAGGCGAACCGGTCGTTGCAGACGACACAGTACGGATTTGCTGCGAGTATGTCTTTGCGAAACGCCGACCGTTGGCGGAGAAGTTTCTGTCGTTTCTTGCTGACGCGTCTGAGTGGTGTTCGTTTCATGCCGGGGTCTCCACCCATTCTTCCCAAGACGGCACGATGGGTGATTCGTCCCGTTGCCTGTCGGCCGGACCCTCGTAGGCGTGGACCGGTCCCTCTGTCGAGGCGCATATGCAGGCGATTGCAAGGGCCATCACACAGTCGTCATAGCCCTCGTTGTTGGCTGGCCCGTACCCACCGTTGGGTAGCGTGACGTAGGTTCGCATCTCGTCGTAGGTTTTCGCGTCGTGGATTGTCATATCCCGGTCGGCCATAAGTTTTATCAGCCAGCCGATCGCCCATTCCTTCCGCTTCCATGTCGTAGACCAGCCCATCGTCTCTGCCATCTTGCCGGGGGTTTTGTCGGCCCACCGGTTGCGCCAAATGTACGGGTAGTCGATTTCGACGAGTCGGCCGATGGTGGCGTAGCCGGGTCCTTCGATCTCGGTGGAGATCGTCGCATGGTTGTAGTACGCACCCAGTTTGGCGAGTTCCTCTGCGAATGTCATCGGGTCGATTTTGCCGCTCCAGACAGCGACCTGTTCGTAGGTGCGTCGGTTGATGACCTGAGCACAGGCGTTGTCGCCCGTCGTGGTGTGTGTCGGGTCGCCACCAATAAAGTACTTGCCCCATGACAGGTCGCGTGACGGCTTCCTGAAAATCGTGAGTGGGCCGTGCCGGTCGGGCAGGAACTCGACAGCGTTGCCTTCTCTCCGCAGGTAGCCTCTGATGCCGTCTTTGCGTTCGTAGATGCGTTTGAGGGAGTCGACCGGGAACACGTTCGTTCCAGACGCAATGAACGCTTCTTCCGGCGTAGCAGGGTATTCCTGCATGAATCGCTCGATGTTCGCGTCGGCAAGGTTGCGGATCGCCCAGCGCCGCCACACGAGGTGGTCGTCGTCTACCCCTACCTTCTTGAGTACCCGTTCGTCCTCGTCGAGGTTGGCGAGCCGAATGTGCTTCAGGTTGGCATGCGACGCTGTGTACTCCGGGTGCCTCCACCACGGAAAGAACAGGGGGGTATAGTCGTTGTCGCCCTCTACTGCGGCGTTCCAAGTGTCGTAGTACCAGTTGCCGACACCATTCGCGGTCGACTCGAGCAGAATCATGGATTTGGCGCTGTTGGGGATCGTTTGCCGCAATCCGAGCATCATCTCTGCCGTATGGTCCCAGAACGCGACTTCCGACCCGTGGAGTGCGTTCACGGTGCGGGACCGTCCGGCACGCATGTTTTTTGCGGTGGCGATACGGATACTCGACCCGGTTTCCTCCCACGCCAGTTCCTTTCTCGACACATATTTGGTTGTGTAGAGGTTTTTGAACGGGAACGTGTCCCAATACAACTTGGTCATGTTGAGGAGGTATTCGGAGGCGTCGATCTCGTGTGCGATCACAAGCCCGTAGGTTTGTTCGTGGAGCATGACCCATGAGAACATCAACGCTTCGGAAATGGTCGAAATCCCCAACTGGCGTGCTTTCAGCACGATGACGCGGACAGGTTGCCCGGATTCGTATTTGGATCGGACTGCGTCCAGCAACTCGGCTTGGGCCCAGTTGGGTTTCAGCCGCTCGATGGTCTGCTGCTTTGTTCTGATTGACAGTCGTCGGACAAGCGGTTCGAAGTTCATGCCGGGTCGTCGTCGTCCACGTCTTGTTGCGGTTTGTCCACAACCGGGGCGCTTGTAGACATCTCTGTAACGAGGGCAGACAGTTCCTCCCTCAGCCCGGACATTTCGTCGACCGACTCCTGTTCGAGCATGCCCATCATCTTGGAAAACAGGTTCGTGACGAGTTTCTGCTTTGCCTGAGGTGAACCCTCGTCGAGCATGAGTAGGGTTTCCTCAACCACCCTCCACGCAACACGCTGAACACCGACTCGGAGGTCTTCGTCGGCCCGCACCTCGTCGACGACGCCCTGTTCGACAAGAGCCGACCGGACACGGTCGACGTCAAGGTCGAAAACGGTCGCAATGGTCGCAGGCGATAACCCGTAGGCCGCCAGCCGCGCCAGGTTGCTCTTAGAAGGGGCTCTCGGCGTCACAGAGGAGTCTCTCCGGCACTTTGCCGTCTACCCGCAGCCCAGCGTCCAAAAACCTCTTACGGTCCGCCCATTCGGCTCTGGTGACAATCCGTGCGTCGGTGTCGTCCAGCCACCGCTCCGGTTCTTCGTCCTCGGGACACGCCTGCTGCGTTTTGGCGCAGTCGTCGAACGTCAGAAGCGCCAAACGGCCCGTTCGGTTCACCATTCCCACATCGTTCCACTCGAGTTCGACACACGGCACGAACGCTTTGGCAGATGTGTACGGGACATGAGGCCCCCACGTCCATCCACCCCGGAACTGGGACCCATTGCGGTATCTAACTGTCATCATCAGCCTCCCAATCTTTAGCATACTGTATTTCTTCGATCGAACGGTACTCGTTCACAAAACTGTTCAGTCGTTCCGACAAATCTTCCTTTTCCTCCTCCGTCAGACCTCTCGGTTCGCCCTTGCGGTGAACCCGCAGCCAACGGTTCATGGATTCGGCCCGTATCGGAGACTGTTTCGCATCGCCTCGAACATCCGATGAATCTCCTCGGGTTCTGGACGGGTAAGGACGGGTTGTGCGTCATCAGTGACGCCCCGTGACGCGTCATTTGACGCCCCGTCGACGACAGACTGACGCCCCGCCGATACTACGGGGCGACAGCCTGTCATCCCGGGCAATCTGACCTCATAACCATTGGGTCGCCGATCCCAACGGATATGAGCCGGACCCGGAACCACCGCCAACTCACCCAGAGTGACCAAATCATGGATTTTTCGCTGCACGGTACGCCTCGACAACCGGGTTTTTGTTGCCAAAGTCCCCTGAGAAGGCCAAGCATTGGTCCCATCATGGTCAGCAGAGTCCGCAATCGCCAATAACACCAACAAAGCGGTCCCAGACGACTCAGAATAGTCCCAAACGGCCGAAATGGCCTTCACAGACACTATTCGACCTCCACTTTGTAGTAATCCCCCACTTTCGGGGAGCGATCCAGCCACGCCGGGTGGATTTCGTACACTTTCGCCGACGGACGGCCGTTCACCTCGCCATAAGTAGCCGCCACCATCCCAAAATCGAGTAAACGCTTCGCCCGAGCCGACGCAGAGCGCCGATTCAGACCCAACGCAGCCCCCAAATCCTTGTTCGACATGGTCACAGTCCACCTGTAGGAGTCCCCACGGGCCACTTTGGCCGCGCTTTTGACCAAAACGTCCCATGTGTCGGCGTCCGCCGCTGTAAATGTCCGTGTTTTCGTTGACATCAGTCTCCTCTCCTCCTATAATGACACCACAGCATGGGGAATCCTCCTTTCCCTTAGAGGACCGCTACCGTTTGGTGGCGGTCCTCTTTGCGTTTGTCCTACACCAGCCGCATTTCGGCGGCAGAATCTCCGGCCACGGCGGCGGCGGCGTCTCATTGCGACAATACCAACACCCCTTGCCGTCTTCCTCACGCGCCTTGAGTAGCGCCTCCCGTGTGACCGTATCCTCAGGTGGAACTCTCCACACCATTGGATTCCCTCCTTTTTCGACTTATCTCCACATCCAACTGGATTCCGTAAGCGTCAGACACCGGCAAAGCCAAATGTTTGTCCGAATATGGCACCACCAGCGTCAACATCACGTCACCTGACGCCGTAAACCGCATATCCCGCATCGAAGCAGTGAACATCGCGTGACCGAACGACGGCTTCACCCCTTTTCGGTGCGCCGTCGACCTTTCCTGCTTCGAAGTCACTTCGGAAGCCCAATCGGGTTCTCATCCGGCCCTTCCTCGTTCCCGCCGTCCCAAAACTGCCACGGCGGGAGAGTCTCAAACAACCCAGTCGTCGCCCCGACGTCCGACTCGTACACCACCTCCGGCTCCTCAGGCACCGACTGGCCCAGAAGCGACTGAACAACACCGGTCATCAACAACGTGATCGACTTCAGACATTCCTTCACCAACACCAACGCAGCCCACAGCGTCCCCACGACACCAGCCGCGACCGCTGCGACCAACCCAAGTACCCAACCACCGGTCATAACCACTCCAATCTCGTCCGTCAGGGGTATCCTCCATAATGACACACGTCTTGGAACTAGTCAAGCCGAAAGGCAATACGGCGCGGAGATAGACCGCGCCATGCGGGGGGGGACGGCCGCCGGTGGACAAACTG